TGCAATCAGTATGTCAGTCTTGTTTCTGTAGTAATTCCTTGCTTTTTCTGCCCTTGTTATAAAGCCCGAATGTCCGGGCTGATGTCTCTTTATCAGCTTTTTAATTATCTCTATATCCACGCGTCTCACCTCACTTTAATACTTTCAGACCGCCTCCCTTTGCGCAATTCTCGGCAATGCCAGTAGTTGCGTCGGGGGCATCATCATGCTTATTTTTACCTTCTCGCTGATATTTGTTCATCGCATCGTGATACTCTGGCCATCTATTCCGCCAATCCTCCGGATAATAGATGTGCTGCATCACCCACGAAGAATTGGAATAAATCCGCGCGTCTTTATTGCTCGACTGTGTGAACCATTTGATCGTGGTGAAATTGCTTCCATGCTCCTGCTCCAATATTCTTTTGACATTCCTTGCAAATCCGCGACCACCGTTGTTAGATTCAATCCTTGCAACGTTCACCTGGCCGTTATAAAGCATTTTTGCGGTCTCCGGTTCCGTATCTTCCATGGGAGCTTTAGTATACAGTACATCAAGTATGTAAGCCTCATTGGCAAACGTAACACCATAATTTATACTGCAAAGATAATCGTCGCCGGTATCTGCTGTATCTGTGTAATTCCTGATTTCCTTAAACTGCGGAAGCGCTCCACTATACGTCTTGAACGCAGTATATAGCTTTCCTTTAAGGTCAATCGGCTCCTGTTGATAGTTGGCAGAAGCAACATCTGCACCCATGGCTTTTATCTTACCCTGATAGGATTTGTAGGATAATACCTCCGGGCAAAGCATTTCATGGGTTTCTGGGTTTATCAATGCTTTCATGCATATGTGACGGATCTTTGCGCCAGCTTCTTTAAAGTGCTGCAATGCGCGTCCTGCAAGATCATCACTCGCCCACCGGGTCATGATGATAATAATCTTGCCACATTCTTCCAGACGAGAGAGCATGGTATCCGTAAACCATGACCAGTGCTTTTCTTTTATTAGTTCGTTGTTGGCTTCCTCTGCATTTTTGATAAGATCATCAATGATGAGTAGGGAAGCACCGAAGCCGGTTGCTGTACCGGTTGGCGATGTGGCCAGGTAATTGTTATACCCACCTTCCAGACTCCAGAGGTTCATTGCTCCATCGCCTTGCTTTATTTGTACCCCTGGGAACACATCGGAAAATACTACTTTGTTCTGATCGGCTTTAACCTCCTGGATATCGTTACGGACGTTTTTCGAGAACATAGTGGAAAGGGTCTCATTGTAGGATCCGGTCATGATCTTCTGTGACTGATCTTTTCCCAGTACCCACTCTACCAAAAGGCCCGCAGTACGACTTTTGCCGTGGCGAGGAGGCTCGTTCACGATCAAGACTTCATCATCTGACTCTATAAAGTCCTGAAAGCCATTACAAAGATCCAGAAGATATCGGCGGTCTTCCTTGTAAAAATCCGGTGCTTTTAGATTGCAATAAAAAAAGAACTCCCTTCTGGCAAGTTCTATCTTTGCACCTCTAATAATATTTTCCTTATCCACCATGAATCAACTTCCTTAATTCGTCAGTAGTTAGACCCTCATAAGGATTATTTGTTTTTACTTCTCCAGACAGTTCCACCTTATCCCTAAACATACCCAAGTGCCTGCCGATCAGCTCCAGAGCTTTCCCTTTATCGTTCAGCTTAATCTCGATGCCGTTTGCCCCTTCCTTGATTCCGGCAATAGCTCCAAGCTTATCCCCTGGCATTTCATCTGTGGTCTTTACCTGCACCGCTTTGTAAGGCCCTTTATCCTCAATTGTCACGAAATCAGTGACATCCGCAAAGCCGATCTTTGCAAGCTCCTTTAGAACCATGTCCTGGGTGATCTCAGTGCGCTTTTCCCGGTCTTTCATGCGCTTTTCAACATAAGTGCCAAGGTTAACATTCGTTAACATTCTGCTTGCAGCCGCTTTAGCCGTTTCATCTTTCTTGACCTTTGGATAAGCTACCTTGTAAGCTCTGGTAGCATTAAGGTCAATCAGGTATTCATCTGCAAATATTTTCTGTCTGGCTGTTAATGCCATCAGTCTCACCACCTCTCAAAATAGAAAAGGAACTGTTTCCAGTTCCTTTAAAATGCAACACTCAATTTATAATATTTCTCTTTTATAAATATTTTGCTTAGCCATTGCTGATTCCAGATCATATTCTTTTTGTCGAAATCTATTACTAAACTCTAAATATTTCTCTTTTAAATCCATGAATCTATTGCGAATTATTGAACCACGTCTTTTACTATAGAAATCTAATAATTCCATAAGGTCATTTAATATAACTAATTCCTTAGGGCTCATTTTATTATCTATAATCATAGTTAAATGCACATCAGCAAACCTGACTAATTCCATAAACAAATCATTTGATATATTGTCATTGTTCCTGTTCTTATCCAAATCCCTACTTTCATTGAGTATACTCAATAAATATCCCGGAGATAAAATTTGATCAGGAGAAGATAATAAAACATTTTGCTTTCTTAACAATTGCAAAATTTCTTCAATCGGATCTTCTTTTAGAATTTCTTTGCCACTTTTTATTGGCTTGTAACTAGTTACTATGTTGTTCATAGAATGATACATTTTATCCCATATAGCTTCAAAAGCCGTCTCAATTACTTCTTTTGAAAGAGGACAATCCGTTGCTTTATTTATTGAATCTAATAACTGGTAAAAATCATCTTTTTCAAATTTCGTTGCTTGATATCTTTTTAAAGGTCCCTGTATATCTGACGTTTTTATATTTAGCATCAATGCAGACACTCTAGAATCTAAAGATTTAGCTATGGCACCGGCTTCAAAATGTATCCATGGAGCATTTGTATTTTCAGATGTCAAACATATTATGCCATAGCTACATTCAGATAATTCAGCGGATATTTTACTATCCCAATTCTCTCCTTTTTCAATATCTTCAGCAGAATAAAACACCTCTACTGATTGAATAATACAAGGTATCCATTTTTTTAATTCTTGTGCTATTTTCTTACTCAACTCTCCTGACCAACTTACAAAAATTTTCATTTTATCCCCCTTGTAAAAATTATCATAGCATTTCATGCATTAGCACCTCCATTATAAATAATTTACTTAAAAATATCAATGATAATCTAAAAAACACCCATCAAAGAATAACTAAGTCAGGCGTTTTCAAAAAGGAGAATATCAGGAATCAATCAGTCACCGGGCTGTTACACCCGGCAACCGTAGGGGGATTACCTAAATGAAGGTATGAGAAGCTTTTCTGTCTGGCTTCTGCATGGTATCATACTACCATCATTTTAACGAACATGACCGAACATTTCTAAATTTCTCCAAAAAATCTATTATTTCTCATCCTGCACCCGTCCTCCGTAAACCTCACCCTCCGCTTCGGAAACATCTTATTCATGGACTGTGCCACCTTCCACCATGGAAGCCCATCTATGTAATACAGCCGGAACATAGTTCTTACCTCGCTCTTGGTAATAGACTCAATATATTCCTCTGCCTGTGTCATAAGTTCCAAAAGCTCCGTCTCTTTGATATCCAGTACTTTCTGAAGTCTTTCAATAGCTGCCTTTTTCCGGTAATGCTCCGGTGTTGGATAACCTGTAATTTTGATACTGCCATAAGTTCCATCAGATCTGGTCCCTTTCACAGAATCGGAAACGATACCCAGATTTCTGATCTGCTTTTCCAGTAGCTCCTTGCGCCGGTGAATATCCTTTATTTCCTCTCTCATCTCACAATACTGGACCAGTATTTCTTTGTCCAAATCCCGTCACCTCCCTGCTGTCTTTTTCTCGTAATACGTCCCTACCGCAAACAATCGACCATGATCCTTACAGTCACAATTTATTCTATCCGTATTAGCAGGAAATCTCTTATCACAGTACGGACATTTCTTGCTATTCGATATGGCTCTCGTCTTTTTCATCTCTCTCCACCTCCACCGACACAATTCTCACCCGCTCTTGGGGGACATCTATGTATTCGCCACTGTTTATCAGGATCCCGATCAGACCGTCATTGCTGCCGATCATGGTACCAAACTTCCTACCAGGATAAACCTGAACAGTGATTATCTGTTTTTCCTTAAGCTTCATGCTGCACCTTCTTCCTTACAAGAGGCTTCCTGCGTTTTGGATCCGGGCATGAGCTTGTATATGTATACGGTGGATTTGTTGCACTGAAACTCATAACCGGCGGCGCCTTTATAGCTGCATCCGCCTCGGCCTGTATGCGACTGTTTACACTGGCTCTATCTGCTCTGCAGTCTTTTGATGATTTTCTCAATTTATCCCTCCTTTTGGGCACAAAAAAACCAACTACCGAATATTGATAGTTGGTCTTTAATCTTGTATCTTATTTAATTCCACATTGGCATGAAATAGCTTGGCGTTTGCTACAGATATTATCGCTTTATATTGATGTTCTTTTTTAAACTTATCATGACACGAAACCCTGAATACAAGTTCTAAATTTACTCCTTTAATTTCTCCTGCTATGAAATAAAATGATAATGATTCGCCACCCCCTAATGAATTTCCGGATAACACTGCATTGTTAGGCATATTAATTAGTGCCCCCGTTGCATCGCGTAAATCAAATTTGCTTACAACAATGTTATTTGCTAAATTGTCAGATATATTTTTTAGTGTAAAATTCAATTGATGCGGGCGAAATACAGGAGTTGCAAATTCTAATTTTAATTCTGGAGAATGTATTTGTCTTTCTAATATTTCTGTTCTTTTGTCAGTCTCTTTTTTAATCTCTTGATTCTGGTAAAGTGCTAACACACTCAACACAACTGTTCCGCAAAATCCAAGAATTGAGCCATAATAACCTAAAACAACTCCTTCATTCCACCCTGGTCCTGCTTCTAAAAGATGAATTGGTGCTGGTATCTTGAAAGAAATATATATAATAAATGGTATACCTATAATCAAAAATAACATAATCAAAATAACCATAAATATATGATTCTTTATCCAGGCAAACCATTTTTCCATAATAATTCCTCTCATCATTTTTTATAGAGTATATACTATATTTTTCCAACTATCAATATTCAATTATCAAGGAACAATAATTCTTTAAATCCTATTTAAAAATTCATCCACAACGTCTCCACCCTCGGAAGACTATTCTGCGCCCTGGCCGGAATCTGTAATTTCCTCCAACCCTTCAAATGCTTCTTATACAGCTCACAGTCATATCCGGAAAGCATCACCTTTGCCCGGCTACTGATTACCGTCTTCAGTAGCTCCTCATGATCCTGATCCGACATCTCAAACCAGTACTGCTTCCTGGTCCGCGTTGATAACACATAAGGCGGATCCAGGTAGATTAGGACATTATCATGATCAAACGCTCTTATCAGTTCCAGTGCCGGCTTATTCTCAATCTGTACGCCTTTCAGCCTGATAGCCATTTCTGCCAGTGATTCCGGAAGACGATTCCAGTTCCGGACTGCGTAGGCCGCTTCCCTGCCATGAACATCTTTCTTCCAACCACATTTCTCAGTCAGACGGAAACCATGGCTTTGCATTGATCTGACCGCAAAGAACCCGGCCTGCTCCACTGGTGACTGCGGCTCCTTTACAAAGGATTCATCGTACACCTGTCTGGAATACGGTGTATATATAAGCCACTCCTGCAGCTCCTGACAGCTTTCCGGATTCTGTATTACCCTGAAGAAATTCACCACATCACCATCAAGATCATTCACCGTTTCGATCTTCGAAGGAGGCTTTTCAAAGAACATACCACCTCCGCCAAAGTACGGATCCAGATAGCTGTGATGGTCTGGCATATTCTCAATTATCCAGGAGGCGATCCGTTTCTTGCTGCCGGGATAATGTAATAATGATTTCATTCTTCTTTTCCTTTCTCTTTTTGGCAATAAAAAAACTACCAACTCAATACTGATAGTTAGTAGTTTTCTTTTTTAACATTTATGTATTATAATATATTTTAAAGTACGTAAAGTTTTTTAATTCCTGTGGTAATTTTTGTAAATAATATTGATTTACCATCGAGTAATAACTTATATGTACTCCATCTAACTGCTCTCTATTATTTTCAACAGTAGTGTCTGTTTCGTCAAGCCCTCCTCCTTCTTTTAATTCACCACTTTTAATTTTTGTATATAAAACATACCATTCTTCAAATCGTATAATTACTTGTTCAAATTGTTGTCTTTCATTAAAATCTCGAAACAAACTAATACGGTTAAAATGTTTAGTAGCTAATTCAGCAACCTTAATATAATTTTGTAAACGAAATCGCTTTGGAAGATGCTCTTCTAACTTATATTCATCCATTGCCTTATTGTTTTTTACTATATTCATTTCCATAAGGCAATACATAGATACAACTACAGCTGTAATCAAATAAAATGCATGTTCTATAGATTTTATAATAATACCATCTATATTATCTATATAAGTATACTGCCCTATAAGTCTTGTAATTGCAAAATCATCTGCATTCCACTCCAATGCTTGCCAATCTATGGGTTCAAGATAAGATCTAGAAATTTTACTATTTTCTAAGAACTCAGCAACATATTTTACATTATTTTCAACTGTATGGACCTTATAGTACTCATCTATCTTAAACTTAATATAATCTATATGTCCATTGAAAATATGTCCTAATTCATGAAAAATTATTGTTCTAAGAGTCATCTCAATTAGGATATACAAATATTGACTTGCAATTTTCTCTTCAAATTTATCTCTAAGTGTTATTATATTATAAAATCCTTCTATAACTAGCATTTGTTTATAATAATCATGAATTATATTATAGGCCGCCAAACTAACCGTAACTTTATATTCTCCATTCTCTTTCTTTTCTGCTTTTGCAAAAATTTTCTTCTCTTCAATATCTGTTTGAAATTTTATATCAAGTTTTTTTTCAATCTTCAAATCGTTATTTATATATCCTAAACAGCCTCTAAATATAAGCTTTAAGTGTTCCTCTGCCTTTTCAATATCAACCAATATTCTTCTCCCCCTTTACTCTGCTTATTACTATGTATGTTTAATAATATAATAATTTCCACCAACTATCAATATTAAGTTTTCAACGTGCACTCTTTCTTTCACAATCTCTTCACAGAACCATCAAACTCCCGTCACATTTCCCCGGTATATTAATACTTGTAAAGAGGCAAACAACCTTTTAATATAAATACTTTTTTTCATACTTCAGCCGGTAGGATTCCCCCATCTTACCGGCTACTCCTCTTTTTACGGCAGATAATCGTAAATTGACATCTGTACTGCCGGATAATCTTCCCAGGCTACCCCGATATAATCAAGGACCCTTCCCCAGCCATACTTTTCACCGGTTATCTCATCAACACAGCACTCATACATCCAGAAATGCCATGCTTTTTGATTATCTTCCCTCAGCCTATCAAATCGGTGCGGTCTTTTTTCTAGATGAATTCCAAACCCGCATATATCACAACCTGTCCTCTGGGCTTTTGTAGTATATAAAGTTCCATCTGATTTTCTTCGAATCTCACCATAAGCTCCGGGGACTGGGACTTTTAGATCAAGTGCCAACTGCAAAATATCCTGACGCATAAATGGAGCAAATGGCGCCGACCGTGTAACCTCTTTCCCGTAATAATTGCAGCCATTTTTCATAAGCGAAAATTCTCTTTGTCCACCTTCAGAAGCCATCAAACCAAGAAATGGAAAGCTGTTATGCTCTTTTGCCCATCGGTCGCATGGATCTTCTTTCATGTGCTTACAGCAATCTGCAGATACTCTGAAATTAGCGCATTTGCAGCATAGATCCGGTCGATGTTCCTGATAATTTCCTCCAAACAACTTAATCCACTTATCCGGAAGCTTGATTTTCTTTGAGTGTTGCCATTTGCCTTGTTCTCCCATATCCCCTGTCATGATTGCATGAATAAAGGTCTGTTTCTCGCTATCCTTAATCTGCAACAAGTTAATTTTGTGAGCCTTAGCTTTGCTGATAACTGGGAAACCAAGCTCTTGCAGCACCTTGTGTTTTGCCATATCCGGATAGATCGGTCTTACTCCTATCTGCTTATGTATCTTTCTGATGCTGGAATGCTCCACCGCAGTAACTCCAATTGCAGGAACATCTAAGCCAATTGAATCAAGAAAGTATTTAAGAGTAATACTGTCCAGACCGCCTACTGAGACATGTACATTCAAACCACGCTCATTTACAATCTCATCATAGAATTCCTTGGCCCTTTGTTCCGCCCGTCTGACTTTCACCTCATAAGGCAATCGCTGCATTGCAACAAATTTTTTAATATAATCTTTCTGTTCTGACATTTCATAAAAGGACCCGCTATAGCATTACTCCGGCCGGAGGTCGGCTCCTTTCAGCTTTTTTCTTTTCTTCGCATTCTCTGTCCCAACTCAGCTATCATTTCAGCAACCACCTGCTCCATGAATGGATACTTTTTCATCAGCACTACCGCCCAGGTGTTCATCCGTTCCCATTCGTCTGAATGCTTCGGGAGAACCTTTCCACGATAATTGAGCCAGAACTTGTTATAAACCTCTTCGAAACCTTTCTGTACATCCTGATCTGTCATAGGCTTTCCACCTTCACATAAATACCCGGGAGATCTGACCAGAACTTTTCCGTTACCTCAGACGCCACCTGTGCATCATCTTTCCAGAAGTGCAGCTCCGTCATAACGTCCTTAAGCAGTTTGACCAGATTATCCGTATCTGGCTTGCTGGTCTTGTATTCTCCGTTCTGGTGTTTTCCCAAGACGGGGAAGCACCACTTTGTTATCAACCGCACTGGACCAATATACCTCTCTTCTGGTACATGCTGCCCTAAGTGAGCCAACAGCTTCGCCCTAGCCGTTTTCAGTTCGTCAGGTTCATAAAAGATTGGTTTCCCATTCACCACATGAACTTGCTTTTCCTGGTGCGTCACGGTGGGGACCTTTTTCATTGGCATAAAAAATTCAGATACCATTCACTTTACCTCTCTAAATATTTAACGTATAAAATCGCTCTTGTGAAAATTTTTATTTGTCAAAGGACAGGGGAAGGAAGGAGGGTGGGCAGCGCTTAAGCCCACCTTTCTTTCCCCCTTTGACCGTCAGGGAAAATAGCCTTATATATATACGTAGTATATATAGCATTTCCTTTCCCTAGAAAATCTCGGTGTTTTTCCAACTTTTTCCCTGTGAGTGAAATTCTCGGTATTTCTCGACTTTTTCACTTTTTAAGGGAAAGGGAAATCATTCGAATATTTCACAACAAAGGAAACTATTTCCCTTCGACTTTTTCCCTTTACTTCTTACCTACATAACCCTCATCAATCCAGAACCCACCATGCTCTTTTATGCGATTCCGGACTGTTTTTTCTGTCGTTCCCATACCTTCTGCAAGATCTTTTATACTCACCTTTCCATCTTCGTTAAAGCTTTTTAGGGATTCATATTGTGTTTCCAAGCTCTCTTTGCGTTCCTTCTTTGCTTCTTCCGGAGACTTCTTTTTACTAAAGTTTCTCTTCCATGAAGGGGCATCCGTCTCTGGCTGAATATCTCCCAGTACTCCAGACTGATCCACTACATGAATCGGATAATTAAACCAGAGATTTTGCGGTTCGAATTTAGAAAACTCTCGCAAGGTTCCTTCAATTCTCCACGCCGTCATTGCCTTTACTTTGGCCTTGGCGGCTTCGATATTACGTTCCAATGCAGCCATTTGCCACTTGTCCAGCTTCTCTTTGCAGTAATTAAGCATCTGGAAGCTACTACATAAATCGTCCAGAGAGAGATCGTCTTCCCACTTAAAGTGTGCATCAAGGTACTGCTTGCAGGCTTCACACACCGCTTTATTTTCCTGCTGTTTCATTAACTCTTCGGTTGTTTCAAGCTCTATTAAATCGATGAGTGCATCCGGATCCCTGGCAAATACTCCCGATCCGCTGGCGCGATCCATGGACTTCTTTCCGCCCTGGCTTCCCTTGCTGTGATGGTGGCAGTAAATCACCGCCACACCAAGTTCCGTACACACCTTGTCGAACTGATTACAGAAATTAGACATCTGATCCGCGCTGTTTTCGTCACCGGTAATGACCTTGTAGATCGGGTCAATGACAATGGCTATGTAATTCTTTTTCGCCGCCCTGCGGATCAGCATGGGCGCCAGCTTATCCATGGACGGGACTTCCCTCTTAGATTCCAGATATCTATGTTTTTAAGATTGTTTGGCTGCCACCCAAGAGCCTGATACACATCCTTAAAACGGTGGAGACAGCTGGCCCGATCAAGCTCTAAATTTACATACATGATCTTTCCCTGCGTGCAATCCCAGTTAAGCCACTTTTTTCCCTCAGCTATGGCGATACACATTTCTATCTGAAGAAAGGACTTTCCCGCTTTTGATGGTCCTGCAATCAGCATCTTATGCCCCTGACGTAGCATTCCATCAATCAGGGTCGGTGCCAGCTCCGGAAGATTGTTCCATACATCGTCCAGGCTTTCCGGATCCGGTAGATCATCATTGATGGATTCAATCCATTCTTTCCACTCCGCCCAGCTCTCTTTTCCTATGTTGGTGTCAACAATAAACTGCTTCTGACCGCCTCGCATAATGCCGGGCATTCTGGAGAGTCTAGAGGGATTGCGGTTCTGCTGATCAATGGCAAGTCCGTTTTTTTTGCAGATATCATATAGATAATCCACCCGTTTCCGGTATTCGCTGTAATCTGCAGCGTCAACTCTTACAATGGCATGGAGACTCTTTCCACCGCTGTGCACCAGACAGGCAACCGGTAATTCCAACTCCCGGATAATGGCGTGCTGCTTCTCAATCTCCATGGAATCCGATTCCACCAGTGCATACTTAAAATCGCATACATTCTCATTCTTTACGCCTTTTCCGTCCAGAGGATTAAAGCGGATCCATGCGCCACCCTCCGGATCGTAATCGCCAAGTACGCTGCCAAGATCGCCCTTACATTGAGATAGAAGTTCAATAAGTTGTCCCGCTGTTCTACTGAAAGCACCTTTATCTGCAGGAAGGAATTTCTCATCCTTCTTCCAACTCTTTACTACATAACCGACATTCTCCCCAGCTTCAAACAGGGTTTCTAAATACTTTATAAGCTCCCCAGCCGGATCCCACCGCCCGGGCTCTGTGACTTCTCTCTCTTCTACCCAGTTTTTATCAACAACAACTCCTTCTGCTGAAACGGTATCGTTCCAATCAAGGGCTGTACCGGGATCATAAGGTGGAGTCCACCCCCGATCCCTTGCATATTGGACAATGGTCCCACCTGTTACCGGAGTACCGGCCCCGTGGAAGCCCCGCCATTTCTTTTCACATTCCCCCGCGTGATACCGCTGGTCGTTCATGCTCCATCGGTCCCACACATCAACGGAATACCCTTCATGCTGCAAAGCCATGCCAACATTAATCCAGTCCTGATATTCAAGATCTGATGGGTCTATATGATTTAGGACCTCCATGAGGTCGTATGTACTATCCATGTTTCAAGTCTCCTTATTCCGGTATATACTCACGCGGATTTACGCCAGAAGGGGCGCCCCGCCAGCCTGCCGCTGCGATACGGTCAATCATGTTCTTGGCATTGTCAAAATTCCATGTTCCCACATGCTGAAAGCCATACTTTTCTAGGCAACGGATCTGCTTTGGCGTGCTTAAGTTTTCTTCACGGCGTTTGTTCAGTCGGTCTAAAATCAGGTTAGCTTTTCCAGCATTGTCTATTTCATCCGGCATGATTCCGCGCTTTTCCAGTTCTTTCTTTTGCTTATCAGTAGGTGGCGACATTTCCCAGCCAAAAGCCGGAACATATCCGGATAAATCCTCCGCCTGAATGCTCATTTCAAACTGCAATGGATCCACCAATGCTTTCTTACGCTTCTTCATTTCTTCCAGCTTCTTTGCAAGGGCTTCTTCTCTCTGCGCAACAACATCTTCTGCAGCTTGTTTTTCTGCCAGTTCTATATCCACGGGACAGCCAGCCTGTTCGATGTTCTCAGTCATTTTCCGGGCTACTTCCTCATCCTGACAGATCAGACTGGCAGGGTGGCAAAGCTCATGGCGTTCTGTATGCCATAAGAAGTCCAGTAAGAGTAAGTGGTCCTTTCCCGGAAACAACCGGGTTCCACGTCCAACCATCTGACTGTAAAGGCTGCGTACCTTTGTGGGTCTGAGTACCACGATACAGTCAACACTGGGGCAGTCCCACCCTTCGGTCAGTAACATGGAATTACACAGAACGTTATAATCTCCCCGCTCATAGGCTGCCAGCACTTCGGCACGATCCTTGCTGTCTCCGTTTACCTCTGCTGCCTTAAAACCTTTGTTATTTAGAATGTCCCTGAATTTTTGACTTGTTTTGACCAGAGGAAGAAATACAACCGTTTTCCGGTCCTTGCAGTGCTTTTCCATTTCATCGGCAATCTGATATAAGTATGGATCCAGAGCGGTTGCAATATCTCCAGATTTAAAGTCACCCGACTGCATTCCAACTGCTGATAGATCCAGCTTAAGGGGAAGGGTCAGGGCTTTGATCGGGGAGAGATAGCCGGCTTTAATTGCCTTTGGAAGTGTATACTCATAAGCCAGACTGTCAAAGCATTCCCCCAGGTTTCGCATATCACCACGATCCGGTGTTGCTGTTACGCCTAAAATATTGGCTTCTTTGAAATAATCTAAGATCTTTTGATAACTGTCAGATAGGCAGTGATGTGCTTCATCAATGATAATGGTGTCAAAGTAATCTACAGGAAACTGCTTTAACCGTTTTTCTCTTGTAAGGCTCTGGACGGATCCAACCACAACCCGGAACCAACTCCCTAGGCAGGTTTCTTCAGCCTTTTCCGTAGCACACCCAAGCCCAGTAGCTTTCCCGATCTTATCGGCAGCCTGATCTAAAAGCTCCCCGCGATGTGCCATAATGAGCACCCTGTTTCCCCTGCGCACACAATCCTCTGTTACTTTTGCAAATACGATAGTTTTACCACACCCCGTAGGGAGGACCAGGAGCGTCCGCTTGACGCCCTTGTCCCATTCTTCAAAGATTGCAGCCTTTGCCTCTGACTGATATGGTCTAAGTTCCATAATTAAAACTTCCCTGCCTCAAATTTTTTAGGTTCATATGGAAGATATCTCTTCACATGATTAAACTTCTTAGTCGGATCGTCTCTTCCAGGCGTCACCTCGATCGTAGCTTTCCCTTTCGCTCCGGGGACTGCTGGCCAGTTCATTCTGACTTTGCCCTCGATTTCTTTTTCACCAATGCAAAGGAAGAACTGTGCAATTTTCCACTGCATCTTATCATAAAGAAGTAAGTTCTCTGTAAGGAGAGTGGTTCCCTCCTGGGTGTCGATTCTCAGCTTTAAGATTGCTTTGTTACACTCTGGAGATTTATCACCGCCTGGGTGTCTGGCCCGTTCGAATGACTCCACTGTAAACTCATAATCTCCAGGAGGAAGGAGGACAAAGTCCCCGCCCCCTTCGCCTTTTTCTACTTCATCGTCCCATCCTAATTCTTTTGCTTCATAATCTGCCATCTGTTATATCCTCCTCTAATTGAATACCAAGCTGTCGGTTTCTTTCATTTCTTTAACCATTCCATAGACCTGTTCCCAAGCGCCCACAAGCACTCCAGCTATAAAATCCTGCGGATAATCTGCCACTTTCATATCTGCAGGAAAGTATCCTCTGGCTGCAACTACGTTCTGGATATCCCACTCATCCACACCGCTACGAATCATCAGATCACGGAGGGCTTTTGGAATCCGCTCGTCCACCTTCACTTCTGGTGGGGTTACTGATTCTGACTTTGTATCCACCGGCGGAGCTGTTTTCTCTTCCGTTGGAGACTCTTTTCCGCTCTGGCTGACAGTACTCCCAGAGTCCTCCTGTTTCGGCTGAGTAACTGGTGGAGTGATCTTCTTTTCTTCCGAAGCGGGATTTCCCACAACGGAACTTTCTATGATGTGGCGAATTGAGTCATACTCAAATGGCACCTCGTCAGGAAGACCATAGCGGTTTTTGGCATCCCAGCAAGAGTGATGGGTTGTGTACATGACGCGTCTGCCGCCCTGAGCTTTGTTCTTTCCTTTCTGAGCACCCTGACCGTCTACGTTGACTACCATAGTCTTATAGTTGCAGAACAGGACCATATCCGCCCATTCCTTTACCATAGGAGCCACGCCTTTACTTAGCTTCATTTCCCACCGATCATAAGCTCCCATTTCATCCGGTTGTTCAAACTTCCGCATTTTTGCATGAGCTGTTAAAACCACGTTGATTCCGATTTTTGTGACATCAGTAAGAAGATTTAGAAGCTTTCCGAATTCCTCCTGAATGTATGTATAACCTTTTCCATAGCCAAAATCTTCAATGCTGCTTTTCTGATTCTTCGTGCAAACACTGGTAGTACAAAGCGTTTCAGCCCAGTCTGCAGTATCGACGATTAAAGTTTTGCAGACATTGGGCGTCTTGATCACATCTGAAACCTGATTCAAAATCATGGTCCAGCTGCTAGGCTCCGGAAGTCTGGCTACATCCATATCCTTGGTGCTTCCCTCTGTATCAATAAATACCGGATCCGGGAACCGTGCAGCAAATGTTGACTTACCAATACCTTCCGGGCCATATACAACAGTCTTCTTCGCCCCTGGCAACTTTCCTCTAACAATCTGCATTAAAATACTCCTTCCTTCCATCCTGTCTTCTTATCTTCCATGAGCGGGTGCTCCTGACCTGCAACGTATCCATCTTCTATGACAATACTACACTCTTCCCCGGTGCTTACCCTGGTAGCAATGGCCTGCAGTCCTTCTGCTTCCAGCCATTCACCAAACTCCTTAAGGACTTCTAAATCCATCTGCTCCAGCTTGTCCAAGAGGACGAAACCGCACTCTGGATTCAACTTCCGGACGATAGCCGTGGATACCTTAAGCCGATCGGAACCCGACATGTTGTCCCACTGCTGACCTTTATAAACCAGCTCTCCCTCTTTGATAGAAAGTTCCGGTAGCGGAAGCTCGGCTGATTTAAGAAGCTCATTTTTTGCGTCACGGGCTTCATCAAGCTGCTTTGAAAGCTGATCATACTGCCTGCGGTATTCTCTGGCATCGTCTTCCGCTTTCTCTTTGTCAAGGTTCGCCCGTACTTTCCGGTTAATCTCCTCGATATCAGAAATGCTGCGCTCCAGTTCTGCTGTAGACTGATCCTCCAGATCCTTCGCATTCATTCTGGCGATGGAAAGATCCGCCCGAACTGCTTCCTGTTTCTTCAGGAGCTCCTGGATCTGCTCCATAAGTCTCTGGTCTTCCTGTTCTAACTGGTGAAGCCGTTCCCGCTTTCTTTGGTTCTCACCGTTTTGAACCAGGATGTCCTGTTGCTTTTTAATGAGATCGGAGGCAGATACTAACTCCACCGGTGCATCGTTATAAGCCGGCTGCTCCTTTGCATACTTTTCTTTTTGATCTGCAATACGCCCAATGGTAAGACGCTCATTGTACTTTTCCTGCTCTTCGCGTTCCAGAGTCAGGAGCTTATCCCCTACCCCAATAATTTTAAGTAGGATCTGGGCTTTTTCTTTTGAGGTTGATTCCATAAACTTTGGAAGGTTTAATGCGAACTGCTCCACAAAATCATTAAGAAGCTGCTGTCCCCCCTTCTCCCCATTTGGATCTGTTACCTTCAGGGCACTGTTCTTGCCTTTCCGCTCAACCACAAGACCATTATTCATGGTGATACGCAGGTTTGGTGGAATCACTGACTGATCACGCTGCGCTTGTGAGGGGCGAAACTTGTCCCCGCCAAGCACCCAGGCAATGGAATCCAGTACAGAGGTCTTTCCCTGGTTGTTTCTGCCTCCAATAATAGTCAGGCCGTTTGCTGATGGTTCGATCTTTACGGCCTTAATTCGCTTTACATTCTCAATCTCCAATTGATTGATTTTCATAGACATTGTTGCAATCCTCCTGTGAATCCCTTATAATAGGGATGTGAATGATTTACGTGTTACCTTGATTCCCTGGGAGTTGCCGCTCCTGGGGTTTCTGCTTCTTGGGAATTGATTCCTCTATTCCCTCTCTATCATTAAGTCCTTTGGCTACCGCGTAGGCTGCATCCTGGTTATAAATAACTTCGCCTGCATACTCCCGGTTACCAGAATAATCCACCTTACTGATATCTCTTAACCGGTAGACCTGAAAAACCCTTTCATCACCTATAAACTGGAACGATACTTTCCATTTGCCGTACATGTGATTTCACCTTCTCTCGCTGAATTCATCCTTTACATATCTTAATAGCATCTTCTAGTGTCTTTACTGGTTGAGGAAAGCCTATTACAAAGAATCCGCCTATTTCCGTAACCTCATTATTTGCAAAGTAGGCAATAAATTGATCCGGCCAGTCCGCATCATAAATTTTCCGGACCCCTTCACCGCCTGCATATAAAAATCTTATGAATGGGATCTTCGCTACTTCCTGCTGATCCACCGACTCACCTCCTCTCATATAACTTCCAGCGCACCAACCACCATAAGCATTAATGCCATTGCACCAATGAAGATCACTGCCGGCATGATCCGCTTTGCAAACTCCATCAGCTTCGACGGGCGGGTGTCGGTGTAATCATCTAATTTGTCATAGTACCTCATACGTCCTCCTTTCCTCTGACGATCTGCAGGATTTCCTGATCACTCAACCCCAATGCTGATACCATAATCCATATATCTTCCAAGCGGAAAGTTTCCGGGTGCTGCCAGCGATATTTTATGGTATTCTCTGGACGATTTAGGCGTTTGGCAATTTCCTTGTTTCGGATCTGCTTAAGCTCCATGCGCTTTCTGATCGTAGTTCTGGCAATCAGTTTCTTCTGTTCAAAATCACTTAGTTTTAACTTTGGCACTTATTTCCCTCCTTTTTTAAAGCACTATGAATCCTTGGAATTTTCCAATAGACTGTCTACAGTCACACCTAACATTTTCGCTACTCTTTTTAAGCTTTTTGCTGTAGGGCTTACCTTATTCCATTTGCACAAACTTCCAATTGATAAGCCCGTCTCCGTTTCTATAAAATTAATGGATAAACCAGACTTCTTAGCGGCTGCGCAAATATTGTCATATACCATAATTTGATTTTCTTCCTGTTTCGTAAAATCACCTCCATTTTTTAGTTCTGAAAAAATCGCCAAAATATATTGACTTACTTCTGAAAATATTCTATAATTTAATTGTCGATCAAATTTAACAAAAAATTTCCAGATATTTTTATCGCTATAGTTATGCGATTTTTTCAGAACCCTATAATCACATTATACGCGATAATTTCAGAATGTCAAGGATGTTTTTGCGATTTTTTCAGGATTATTAAGGAGCGCAAAATGGATCTTAAAGAGCGTATCAAAGAGTTGTGTAAGAAAAACAATATTTCAATGAATCAATTAGAGCAAGAACTTGATTTTGGTAAAGGATATATTAGTAAGCTAGGGAAAAGTACACCCAATGCTACGAAAATTCAACAACTGGCTAATCGGCTAGGAGTTACGGTAGATTACCTCATGACCGGCAATTCCGATGATGATAACGATCATTATTATACTAATGAGGAAACTCGGGAAATAGCTCAGGAGATTTTTGAAAATCCAGATCTGAAATCATTGTTTCATGCCGCAAGAGACTTGCCACCAGAAAGGTTAAAGGCACATTTAACTTTTATACAGTCCCTAAAAGAGCAAGAAGACAAGCATAATGACGAAGGGTGTTGATACGGATGAATAATCCTTTGCTCACCGAAGCAATAGGGGTACATTTTTTAGATATGGATACAGGAATTGAAGAACAAGTGATTTGTAACACTGACGGGAGTTTTACTATCATAATTAATTCAAGACTAAATCAGGAGCGGCAGATGCTGGCATACCAGCACGCTCTCCTACATATTGCAAATGACGATTTTTATAAGATAAATGCTGATTCTGTAGAATTAGCCATGTAAAGAGTTTTGTTTTGAATTATCAGCCTATGGCTTTTAATAATTACAAGAAGAAAGGGGGAGGAAAATGGATTTCATTGATGAATTGAAACTATTTTCTGAACGAGTAAAGCAACGTAAAGAGCAAATACCAACTGAGGAGGCTACCAAAATGTCATTGATAGTCCCGTTCTTCCAATTGTTGGGATATGATGTGTTTAATCCTGACGAATTCATGCCAGAGTATGTGGCTGATGTTGGTATTAAAAAAGGTGAAAAGGTCGATTATGCAATTCTATTCGAAGGAAAACCATTAATACTCATTGAGTGTAAATGGTGCGGTTCTAATCTTGACCAGCATAGTTCCCAACTTTTTAGATACTTCGGAACAAGTACTGCAAAATTCGGTATCCTCACAAATGGCATTGTCTACAGATTCTATACCGATTTGGATGAATCAAATAAAATGGATCTTACTCCATTTTTAGAGATTAATATGCTGGATATTAAAGAGAGTTATGTAAATGAATTAAAAAAGTTCTCTAAACAAAATTTTGATGTGGATAATATCTTTAATACAGCGTCAGAACTGAAATATTCAAAATTAATAAAAGAATATGTAAAAATGCAATTAGATAATCCTGATGATAATTTTGTAAAGTTTATTCTTACAAGCGTATACGAAGGTGTAAAAACACAAAATGTTATTGATAAGTTTAAACCAATAGTAAAAAAATCCTTTAATGGTTTTATTAATGAAACCATGAACGATAAAATTTCAAGCGCACTTAAAAGTAACGATGAAGTAGCAGTCACTGAGCAACTGGACTCAGAAATATCAGAACATACCGACACGAATCAAAGTGGGGTTATAACAACAGAGGAAGAGATACAATCGTTTTATATCATTAAAGGAATGTTAGCTGAATTTGCAATACCATCTGATATTACATATCGTGATACTGAAAGTTATTTTGGAATACTTTATAAAGATAATAATCGCAAACCGATCTGCAGGATAAATCTTGACAAAAAGAAGAGACAAATTTTGATCCCAGATGAGCACAAAAATTTTACACGACATTATATCGATACAATGGATGATATCTATAATTATAAGCAAGAATTAATTGACTGTCTTAATAGATATCTATAATTAATATTGAAAAACCGCCCGGTGCTACCAACACCGAACGGCTCTCAAATAGATATTCTCTTACCGAATGTTCCGGAAAGATATGATATCAAATGTCAACCACATTATATCATTTTCGGAGCGCACTGACAAGGGGCGTTATTTTTATACCCAAAAATAGAAAGGAAATGATATTATGGCAACAGCAAAGAAACTGCCCTCCGGGTCCTGGAGGGTTCAGATCTACAGTCATACCGAATCAACTTTACTGCCAGACGGATCTTCCAAAAACAAAAGAATATATAAATCTTTTACCAGCGATGATCCTTCTCCGAAGGGAAAAAGGCAGATTGAAAAAGAAGCTGCTCTATGGGCCGCAAATAAGGAACTGGATTCAAAGAGTTATAACAAGACTATTGGGGATATGATAAATGACTACTGTGCTGCAAAAAGTAACGTACTCTCTCCCACCACAATAAATGGATATAAGTCTATTAAAGAAAATATGATGAAGAGCATATCTGAACTAAAGGCTGATCGTGTAGGGAACGATATAATCCAACAATGGATTAATGAAATCTCAATAGACAAATCTCCCAAAACCGTTAGAAATGCTCACGGACTTCTGGTAGCTGCATATGATCTTTACTATCCTGAAAGACGTATTCGGATAAAGCTACCGCAAAAAATAAAAAAGACTACTTATACCCCTTCTGACGAAGATATAAAAATTCTCATGGATCATTTTAAATGTGATAACGAAATGTTGAAAGCCGTCTGTCTGGCAGCATTTGGTACTCTTCGCCGATCAGAAATCTGCGCCTTGACAGCAGATGATGTACATGGCTGTACTATTGCAGTAAACAAGGCGATGGTCAGAGTTTCAAGAGGTGAATGGACAATAAAAACTACGAAAACAGTATCCAGTACAAGAGAGATAATAATGCCTCAGTTTGTAATTGATATGCTGCCAAAATCAGGGAAGTTAGTAGAAGTCGGAGCTCCCGATAATATATCAAATCGATTTGCAAGAGCTATCAAAAAGCTAAAACTTGGGGAGATTCGCTTTCATGACTTAAGACATTACGCCGCTTCCATCATGCACGCGCTGAATGTACCAGATCAATATATTATGCAGCGTGGGGGATGGTCTTCAGATAAAACCTTAAAGCAGGTCTATCGTGGTACGATTAATGATTATGAGCAGAAATATGTAGATGTCACTATTAAACATTTTGAATCGATGCAACACGAAATGCAACACAAAAATAAAAAAGCCTAG